TCAAAGTTATACCCTCCCATTCTAAGATCACCATCTATATCATACTTACCTTGATCATAAGAGAAGTAATACTGTGGTAACTCAAATTCAGTTGTGTATTTATACCCAATAGCCATATGCCATGTACGCATATCTAGGTTATTAAAGGTCATTGTAGTACCTGATACTGAGTCTGGGGTCTTAACAACCCCCGATTCGGTACCTGATATTACTACAATTTGTGGAGAATAAGTTTGATCTATTGTGTATGGTACTGTAATAACTGTGTTGGTACCACTTAAAGTAACAGAAACACCTGTTGTAGTGTTGGCACCGTCACTTTGTTTATACATAACAAGGTTATCTAAGGCTGCTTCAAGGCTACGATTAACTCTTAAACCAGCTTCACCTTTTCCAACTGTCTGAGATGTATCACCAATTGTGTATCTTCTATCACTCATACCGTTGTCATCACTTAAGTATTCATACCTACTTAGTATAACTTCACTATTATCTTGTAATGTTACAGTATAGAAAGCACCTCCAGTATAGAAACAATGTCTTAATACACCTGTTAATGTCCAAGTATACCAAGCTGATTGTTCTCTCTGATCTCCAGAATCAAAGTACTTATAATTATAAATTGTAGAGGTGTTGAAGTTAGTGTTATGATAAGTAGAATTATTAATACCAAAGGTTACTAAACCTAGATCTGCTGATCCTGAATTTACATTTAAAGTTTTGGGTAAAAATGAAGGGACCACTCTAGTTTGATCTATGATCTTAGGAGGCACACTCTCATCTACTATAGCCATCTCAAACGCTTTACTGTAAGCCCCCGTATGGTTAGCAAACATATAGGTTGTACCCATATCTAATGGCTTAATAGTAGTGCTACATTCATAGCCAGCTACTTTCTTAAGACGAGCAGTTTTAGGAGAGAAAGAGTCTTGCTCACTAAATAGCATAAATTGTCCAGCATCACTGAACATTAACACACCTTTTTGTGTAGGTAGTACGTGATTAATATATGCTGGTTTTACATCTGATACTGATATATCAACTGGGTTATCATCACTAGAAGTTATAGCTGAGACTGCAAAGAAATTATGGTAAGAACCTGGTTGGCTCATTACTATTTGTTCATCTGCAACAAAGCCTAATCTATTTCGGTAGAAAAATATTTTGTTAATTTTTTTACCAACGAAAGATGGATCAGGATTTGTTTCTTCATCGCCAACTACACGTTCATCCCATTCTATAACATTTGGATTAGTACCCGTACCCCCTAGTTTACAAAATTGAAAGCTTGTTATAACACCACTTGAACGTACTGCTACAAGAGCATGAGGCATAGTTTCTCTATTTAAACCTTTGTTAACTCTTGTACCATCAGGGTTTGAAAAACCAACTGTTTCTTCCCAGACACCAGTACCTTTAACACCATTGTCTGCAACAAACTTTAACCAATAGTTATCAGAATCAGATTCTTCTGTGTTCGCTACTTCTATTAAGTAACCATGAGCACATTCAGCAGGTAGTTTAGATATATCTTGAGCACTATCTTGGAATACTGATAAAGCTTCATTAGCCATACCACCTAGTACTTGTACATTCATAGCACCTGTACCGACTTTCTTAATTAAGATACCACCACCTACTACTTCATAAGTATAAGAACTACCATACTGGGCTGTTAAATCAGCTTTTAAACCATTAAGTACGTTTGCCATACTTAAGGTTCCTCTGTCTGGATTCTTAGGTGTTATGTATTTTGCTACACCAGCTTTATCTCTATAAGTTTGATATGCTTTTCTACCTGTAATTTCTATATCATAAGCAACCACTGTATTTGTATCATCAGGAATACCAACAGCACTACCTATAACAGTACCTACAGGGCCAACATCAGTACCGCCATCTTTTAAAGTAGCTGTGGCTGTGTAACGTATATCATAGTTCTGAATATAACCTAAGAATTTACTCTCATCATCAGTCTGTTGGTTACCACTAGCGTCCTCTTGATATTCTTTGGATTGACTTTGGAACATTGGTTGACCATTGACTATTACAGTAGCTCTTATGCCTTTAGCATTAGTAGTACTACCTCCGTCATAATCCTTTTGTCCTGACAAACCTGAAGCAGTGTTAGGATGCTTCCAGCTGGATTTACCTGCCAGAGGTAGGCTTGTATTATTACTTCCGTCTTCGTTTAATTCATAACCATCATGGCGGTATGTAGTGATACCTGTTGCCATATACTTTGTATCAGCATCAGGCATAGTTGACCCAGCTGCCCCAAGATGTATAACATACTCAGTGTTATATGCAAGAGTATCTATCTTAACAAAAGCATATGGTTGTTGTTGGTTACTTCCATTAATGTTGTAACCGTCTGTCCATTGGGTATGTTCTTCTACAACTGTAGTTGGATTAGTTATATATGTATAATCTTGAATAGTATGTTTACTTATAGTACCTGCATTTTGAAGATAGTTAAAAGCATTACCCGCACCTTCAGTTACATTAACTGCAACTCCTGTCTCTGCATTCCACACTCGTATTGGTGTAGATGCATAGTTAGCAGGGGTAATCTGTACTATAAATTTCTCTCCTTCTTTATTTAAAATCTCAAACCACTGTCCTGTTGCTGTAGTATTAGTCAGCTTATTCACATACTCAGCTGGAGGACGTTTCATTAAGCCAAAAGTTACATCAGGAACAGCATTATCACAGGATCTTAGCTGGCCTGGAAATTTAATAAAATCTGGCTGCTGGGAAACCCCACCTAAAAAGTTAGGAATACGTTGATTAATAGCTGCCATTATCTTTTAATAACTTGGAATGGTTGGTAGCCTTGGTATGGATTACGTTGGGAACTATCTTGGAAGATATTATAGTCTGCTTGGTTTGTATCATACTGGATACAGGAAGCCCTTGCAAGCGTCTCATCTGGTGACATAACCTCATTGGCCTCAGGGCTAGCTATCATGCGGTTAGAGGCGATCCTAGATGCCTTAGCGGTGACGTAATCACGGAATGGTTGGGGCATATCATCAAACTCATATAACCAAATCACATCACAGTATAGGATGTTCTCTGTTAAGTCAGTGAATTTGTTAGTATGTTTATAGCGATCATATAGTTGTGCTACTTGTTGTCCAGTAGCTAGAGTTCTTGTTCTCCTGACAACATCATAATTGTCTGCGTGTTTATACCTATTTGGATCTACCTGTAAGGCATTTGCGGGGAACTCAATCTCATTGTTATTATCAACAGGTAGAGGGAATTCGATTTCTGAATTGAAAGCCCATCCTTCTGCCTGAACTTCACGACAAACTTGCCGAAGAGTTTTCTGAGCAATAGCAACTTCTGGGCTTTGAGTATCCAGAGTGTTTACAGGAGACTCTCCAACACTCATTAATATTGAGTTTACAGCATCCAGTTCTGTGGACGTTGCGTATGTTAAAGTTGTCATAAAAAAAAGGGGGAGCCGAAGCCCCCCATAAATGTATATTTAGAATGCGGTAGGTGCAGTGTTGGTTGTATGTAGCTCAACACAAGCAGCAGGATTAAGATAATCTGCGCCCATAGCGAGTCTTCCGAGGATTACATCACCTTGGTAGATGACAGAAACATCGCCAGAAGTTACTTGAACCTGTGGTCCAATAGTTTCTACAACACCAGCAGCTTCTTTCTGGAATATAAGTCCACAAGAAGTTGCGAATCCGTTAGCAGGACCATAATCATTATTGATTCCTGATACAGAAGGTTCACCATTCTCGATAGTTGCTCCAACAAATGAACCAGCATTATCAATAGTAGATGCAGTACCATACTTGCCTTGGAACGGAACGTTCATAGACTTGAAGATTTTGATACCAGCAATAGAGATAACACCACCACCTGTTTGAAGACCTGTACCTTGCTCGTCACGGTTGATCAAAGCATTTGTAGATACATTCTCTATTAGTGAATAGTATTGGCGTGGAGAGAGAACCGCACATCTGCCGTCAGTACTCAATCCTTTTTCGTCCAAGACAGCAGCAGCTTCAAAGAAAGCTGATACTAACTTAGCAGAATCAAGTGCATCAGCAGCAGCACCAGTACCAGAACCAACCTGAAGGGTTGTACCGCCTGGCTCTAGCTTACCTGAAGCAGAGATTGGGTGTGCTAAACGAGCACCACGTGTGATTGCACGGAAGATTAAACGATCATACTTTTCAGCAAGAGCATAGCCGATCTTCTTAGAGATTTCTCCTCTCAACTCATAATGAGCAAGGGTCTCGTCAAGGTCGTATACAAAAGCAGAACTGATCAATAGGTCATCAACGACTATTGTCTTTTCTGCTACTGGTGGATCGCCTGAACCCAATATGGGTTGTCCTGGAGTGTGGAAAGCCGCACCCATGCGTCCTGTGTAGATGAACTGTAAACTCTTACCGTTCTTAAGTGTACGTCTCGTAACCATGTCACGAGCGATTGTGTTATGCTGGAAACCTTTGAATAGTTCTCCAGAAAACAATTGTAGATAGGTGGCGTACTTATCAGTTGCGCCTCCATATCCTGTACCGCTAGATAGATTTATCCTACCTAAGGCGGTTTGGGTAGCATTAGCCATTTAAGAGTAAATGTGAATGTGTATGTTTGACTTACTCTAATCGATTAGAAATTTTGTTGTTGAAATTTTAGGGTATTTCATCACCACAGCTGCGGCAATAGGGTATCGAACGTATTCGGCCTAAAGCCAAATGACAGAGAGGTCCGACTCTGAGGTGCCTCTCTGCTTTGGTTACAAGGTAGTTAAAGCTTCTTCAATCCCAATCTCTTCTTCAAGATCATTGAGTTCTTTAGTTGCTTCTTTAACTTGTTCCACCTGTTTAGCTTTAACAGCTTCAGGTGTAGGGTTGTTAGTTATAAAACTTGTGGGTATAGCATTATCCATTAGAACTTAAACTTAGCTCCAAGTTTTGTACCATAGTTGTTATCCTCATCTCCATTAGAGATACCAGAGAACTCTCCATAAACACCAAGCTTCTGAGATACATTGAAAGTACCACCGAGCTTGCCTGATAGTTCTGTGTTAGTGCCATCTACATCAGCTACTGCTGTGAAAGCAGGACCGCCTTGGATGTAGTAGTCAAACTTAGAAACAGAACCTTCGTAACCAACGTGTACGTCCACTGCTCTGCCTGTGTAGTCAGAACCTGCGTAACCATCGTTGGCTTCAGCGTTTATGTATACCCCAGCGAATGCAGGTGCAGACGCAAATGATGTTGCTGCGAGAGCAAGTGCAATTGTTTTCATTTTAATTAAATAGTTTTTGTATAAGTAACACCACGATACTTGAGTTTCATTT